GCCGGTTTCACTAGACGACTAGCTTCGTGCGGAGAGGTGGCCGAGTGGCTGAAGGCGCGCCCCTGCTAAGGGTGTATACGTTAACGCGTATCGAGGGTTCGAATCCCTTCCTCTCCGCCACTTGCCCTCAAGGAAAGTTTCTCCCCGTCCGGCCAAGCCCGGATTTTTCCGTTGTTTTCGAGGGTTATGCGGGATGGGCTGTTAACCGGCGTCGGTGGCATGAGGGCTGAAAGCGTTCTCTCCTGGCTGATATTCTCCGGACCTGTTAACCGCGCCCATTCCGGTTCAGAGCAACAACGCACTGGAAAACAAAGAAAATCCTCCTCGTCCGGAATGATGGCGTTCGCAAAACCATTCCCATCGAGCGCACGACTGGCGTCGGAAAACAGAGCGACACTACATCTTTCGGAGATGTTCGAAGGCCGCCTCAAATGGCTTTCGCATGGGCGTCCCATCGCTGAAGAAAGGAAGCCCATAGCCGCGTCTGGCGACTTGCGGTAATGCGCGGACGGTCGCTGTTCGACGGGCTGACGCCTATTTTTGGTGGGGATTGTCGGAACCCAGCAGAGAGGTCCGTTGCGCTGACCAGACGGGTGGCAAAGGGGTGCGCAACAATTCCAGCGTCAGGCCCTGCGGCTGTCGGTCGTCCAGAATCGCCTCGACCAGATCCGGCGCAAGTTGTGCAAGCCGCATTGTCCGCGTCAGGAAAGGTGCCGCTATCCGTTCGTGCTGGGCCAACTCCGCGATGGTGACAAATTCGCCAGAATCCAGCATGCGCTTCCAGCGGAAGGCCCGGGCAAGCGCCTTGACGAGGGTATCGTCGGCCTGTCTGGGCTCATGTGCGCGGGGCGGCAGATGAATTTCCTTCCGCCCACCCCGCTTCACGAGACGGAACGGGACATGGATGGTGATTGTCTCGGGGATTGCCCTCGCGCGGGTCATGCAGCTTCTCCAACATCAGTGGTCATTTCACTCGCCAGCGCGGCCAGTCCGTCCATCCGCAGCCGGACGTTTATCCCCTCGGTGCCGATGTCGACCCGCTCGACGAGCAGCCCCACGATGCGGGCCTGTTCGGCGGGGAAAAGTTCGCCCCAGAGCGGATCGAGTCGAGTGAGGGCTTCACGGGCGTTGGCTTCGGTGATTCCGCCCTCCTGCGCCCGCGCCGCCTTCCAAGTGCCCGCCACGATCTCGGGTTGGCGGAACACGGCGCGGAGTTGTCCGATAACAGCCGTTTCGATGTCGTCCGCAGCGACACGACCGATGGAGCACGACCCGGCACCATGCTTCAGGACCGTCTGGCTGACGTAGTAGCGGTACAGCTTGCTGCACTTGCGGGTGTGGGTGGGCGAGAAAGCAGCACCGTCAGGGCCGTAGAGCAGGCCCTTCAGCAGCGCGGGCGTGTCGGCACGGGTCCGCGCTGCGCGTTTGCGCGGACTTTCGGTCAGGATGGCGTGCACCTTGTCCCATGTCGCGCGGTCGATGATGGCTTTGTGCTCGCCGGGATAGCCGGTGCCCTTGTGCACGGCCTCGCCGATGTAGACCCGGTTGTTCAGCATCCGGTAGATGAACTTCTTGTCGATGCGGTGGCCGCGAGCGGTCGTAACCCCGCGCGCGGCCAGCTCCCGCGCCAGTTCGGTGCCTGAGCCGATCTCGATGAAGCGGGCAAAGACCCAGCGGACATGCGCGGCGTCGCCGGGGTTTTCCAGCAGCTTGCGATCCTTCACGACATAGCCAAGCGGCGGGCAGCCACCCATCCACATCCCCTTCATCCGGCTGGCGCGGACCTTGTCGCGGATGCGTTCGGCGGTAACTTCACGTTCAAACTGGGCGAAAGACAGCAGGATGTTCAAAGTCAGCCGCCCCATCGACGTGGTGGTATTGAACGACTGGGTGACCGAGACGAAAGTCACACTATTGCGGTCAAATACCTCGACAAGCTTCGAAAAGTCCATCAGCGAGCGCGACAGGCGGTCGATCTTGTAGACGACGACCACGTCAACCAGCCCATCCTCGATATCGGCGAGCAACCGCTTCAAGCCGGGGCGTTCCAGCGTGCCGCCGGAAACGCCGCCATCGTCATACTGATCGCGCACCAGCACCCAGCCTTCCGACCGCTGGCTGGAGATGTAGGCCTCGCAGGATTCGCGCTGGGCGTGCAGGCTGTTGAATTCCTGCTCCAGCCCTTCCTCAGAGGATTTTCGGGTGTAGACGGCGCAGCGCAGCTTGCGAACGATGGGTTTGTTCATGACGTCCTCCGGTGATTTTTCAGTCCGAAGAACACCCAGCCGTTCCAGCGAGTGCCGGTGATGGCGCGGGCGATGGCCGAGAGCGACTGGTAGGGTCGCCCCTGCCATTCGAACCCGTCCTGCGTCACGGTGACGATCTGTTCGACGCCCTGCCATTCGCGGATCAGACGCGTTCCGGCGATTGGCTTCAGGTCAACACGTGTGCGGCGCGTGATGATATTGCCGCCGTCAAGCTGTTCGCCGAGAGCTTCCAGCCGCTTGATGGTTTCGGGCTTCAACCCGCCATAGGTCAGTTCCTGGATGCGGTAGGCCAGTCGGCTTTCAAGGTAGCGCCGGTTGAAGGGCGGCGGCTCGCTGGCGAACAGTTCTCGCCACTGCTGCTTCAGGTCCGGCGTCGAGGTTGTTTTTAGCGCGGCCAGGCGCGCGGGGATCGGATCAGGTTTGGTCATGTGGTTCTCCGGTGAGTTGGAGTTGCATGAGCCCTCTGGTCAGCCGAGTTGTGTAGCGGAAACTCTCCATATTCGGCAGGTACTTGGGGTGCGTCTCGCATCCGCAACCGGACCAGCCCTAGGGCCAGCAATCCGCACAAGTCAGCGCGGCGCTCCGCTGGCGTCATCTGGCCCGGTGGAAGTGGGTTGGGGCGGCGGATTGGTCCGGGATCAAACATCATGGCCCATAGGTGCAGGATTGCGCCGCCAGGCGCGACCTTGGAACGGGTCAACCCTCGCCAACCGGAAAGGGTGAAACCGTTCCACCCTTTCCATTCGAACCGGCTTGAGTGGGTCATGTGTTCGCCTTATGTTTCACTCACCCCAACCGATTCAGGAGACCGCCCATGTCGTTGAAGTCGCTCGACCGTGCGCATTGGAGCTATACGGAGGCACGCGCCCACGTGCAGAACGTGACCGTCGCACGCTTTTTGCAGGAGTCGGCGGGCAAGCCTCCAGTTGCGGCACCGATCAACCACTGGGAACGGCCGCGCGATCCGGTCGCCGTATGGAAAGGCGAGGCGGAGGAGGAATTGCTCATCGCGCTGCGCGACGGCGATCTTCTGGCACAGGGGCGGTTTTCGGAAACGCGCAACAACAGCAATTTCGGACCGGACTCTTACAAGACTTGGATCCTGCATTCCGGCTATCATCAGCACATCACCCCCGAGCAATGGCGCGAGGGGCAGTTCCTAAATTTGGCTCTTTCAACGATGTTCTGGGAACTCATCGATATCCGGATGCCGCGCTTCATGGTGAAGGCGATCTGGCCGGATTTTGTGCCACCCGCCGTACCGGTGCGGATGCCGGAATCGCTTTACACCACGCCTTATCTCGACGTCATGCAGGCGGCGATTTCGCAGTTTGGGATCACCGCCGCGCGCCAGGAAAAGAAGGAGTTTCTGTCGGACTGGTTTTTCGAACAGCAGGTTGAGGGCGAACCGGTCTCGCGCAACCTGGCCGATGCCATGGCGACGCTGATCCGACTGCCCTCTGCACAACGCGGCGGGGCAAAGCGGGTGTTCGGGCCGGATCTGCGAAACGCCGGATAGGCTTGGGGAGCCCGCCGGGTGTTTCGGCCCGGACCACCCATATGATTTTTCGGGACACGATCAAGACACGCAGGGAGCGCCGCCAGACTGTTCCATGGGCTGGTACACGGCCCTTTTCACCCGGCGCCAATGCCTGTAATCCATGCCCATGGATATCCGGCTTAGCGATCATTTCGACGCAACGACACTCGATCGCGGGCGCGATTATGCGCGACGCGGTCTTGTCGTGTCGGTTGACGGGTTGGCGGATAGTACACTGAAGGCGGAGGTGTCGAATGGGCGCGGGAAGACCTATCAGCAGCGGATCACGGTCGGTCATGGGCTGTTGTACGGTATCTGCTCCTGCCCTGTTGGCCATAATTGCAAGCATGTGGCTGCGGCCCTCGTGATCTGGGCAGCACAGGAAGACAGGCAACCCGGCCTTGCCACACCGCTGCGGGGCTGGCTGGAGCGGGTCAGGAAATCTTCCCCCTCCGTGCAGGCGCTGGAGCAGCGACCCGAGGGGTACCCGGACAATGTGAAGGACCGCCTGCTTTACGTGCTGGTGCCGCATGGCGCGCAGGCGAAGATCGACATCTACAAGGGCCGGGTGAATGCTTCGGGAACTGCGCTGAACAAGTCGATACGCCGCTATGATGCGGTCCATGCCCTGCGCAGCGCTGCCCCGGCGAAGTTCATCCGACCTGTTGATGTGGAGCTGCTGTCGGCGCTGGCACAGGCACGGCTGTGGGACACGCATCACAGCTATGGTCTGTCCGAGTTGTTCCGGCCAAGGGGGGACGATGCCATCGCGCTGATCCGCAAGCTCTGCGAAACGGCCCGGTTTCTGCATGACAATGCCCCCGATGCCCAGTTGATCTGGTCCGAGGAACGGCCCGCGCCGCGCCTGGCCTGGCGGATGGCAGCGGATGGCAGCCAGCGGCTGGGCTTTGGGGATGCTACCGACCAGCCCCTGCATCTGCGGAGCCTGGATGGTGCGACGCTCTGGATCGACACGGGCAAGGGGCTGATCGGTGCGCTGGAGCATGCGGTGCGAGATGATGTGCTTCAGATCGTCGAGGCCAGCCCCGAGATCGGGCCAAATGAGGTCGAGGCGCTTGCAGCCGCACTGCCCGATACGCTTGCCGGGCTGGCGCTGCCACGCCCCCGTAGAGTCCGGCAGACCCGGCGCGCAGCAAAGCAGCGCGTTGCACGGCTGACACTCGGGGCCGAGACTGCGCGCGATGGGCCGCGCCATTGGGAAAGCTCGGTGCAATTGCCCACCCTGACCCTGCGTTTTGCCTATGACGGGCAAGAGGTCGGGGATGGCGACGGTGATCCACGCGTCCTCGAGGCTGGCAAGATCGTGACCCTGACCCGTGATTACCCTTGGGAGGCCGCCTGCGCCACGCGGTTGATGGAGGCGGGTGCGCACTCGGTGGAAGATCTGGAATTCCATTGGCCGGGCGAGCGCATGATGGCCTGCGATTTCGTCTTCGCAGGTGGCGAGATGAACCTGCACAGGCTGGAGATTTCGGACGGGCGCGAAGCACTGGATTTTACCTTTCGCACACTGCCTGAACTGCAGCGCGACGGCTGGGAGGTTATCAAGACTCCGAAATGGCCTTATCGCCTGAGCGAAGAGGTGGCCGAACTGACGGTCGCGACACAGACCGAGGCGGGCGAGGCGTTTCAGGGCAACGATTGGTTCTCGCTGGGGTTTCAGGCCGAGATTGCCGGCAAATCGGTGGATGTGGCGCCGCTTGTTGCCGCGTTTCTGAAACAGACCCGCGAGGATTGGGACGAGGTGCCGGATATCGACACTCTGGCGCAGCATCTGGCCGACCGTCCCGTCTATATGGACCGGGGCAAGCAGGGATACGTCGCGCTGGATCTCAGCCCGCTTGCGCCCCTGCTGCATCTGTTCCTGACCCATTACGCCGAGTTGGGTGCGTTGCACCCGTCAGATGCCAGCGTCGTACGTCTGGTCGAAGAGGCGCTGGCTGGCAGCACCATCCGCTTCGCTGACAATGCCGGAATTCTGCCGCTGGCGCGCAGCCTGCAGGCGCTGGCTGAGGCTGACCGCTTTGAACCACCCAAGGGCTTGAACGCACAACTGCGTGACTATCAGGCTTACGGTGCCGCCTGGATGGGCAGTCTGCTGGAGGCCGGGTTCGGCGGTGTGCTGGCTGATGATATGGGGCTGGGCAAGACAGTGCAGACCCTGGCCCTGTTGCAGGCGCGGCGCGAGGCGGGGGCATCCGGCCCGGCGCTGTTGATCGTGCCCACCAGTCTGCTGCATGGCTGGCAGACACAGGCAGCGCAGTTCACGCCCGATCTGCGCCTCGTGGTGCTGCATGGCACGGGGCGTGCCGCCTCGCGTGATGCCGCCTTGCAGGCCGATCTGGTGCTGACGACCTATCCGCTGCTGGCGCGCGACAGCGACTGGCTGGCGGCGCAAAACTGGCCTTTGGTGGTTCTCGATGAGGCGCAGACGCTCAAGAACCCCGCCTCGCAAATGGCCAAGACGCTGCGCGACATTCCCGCCAAGGGGCGGCTGGCGCTGACCGGCACGCCCCTCGAAAACTCGCTGCAGGATATCTGGACGCTGATTGACTGGGTGAACCCCGGCCTGCTGGGCGATCGCAAGCGGTTTCAGACGCTGTTCCGGACCCCGATCGAAAAGCATGGCGACGCGGCCGCGCAGGCCCGGCTGAATCGCCGGTTGCGCCCGTTCCTGTTGCGCCGCACCAAGGACGAGGTTGCCGCCGAACTGCCGCCCAAGACCGAAATCCTCGAACGGGTCGATCTGCCGAAACCGCAACAGGCGCTGTATGAAACGGTGCGCAGCGCCATGGATGCCCGCGTGCGCGAAGCCATCGGCGCCCGTGGACTGGCGGCGGCGCGGATCATGGTGCTGGACGCCTTGCTGAAGCTGCGGCAGGTCTGCTGCGACCCAGGCTTGGTGAAGACTGAAGCTGCACGATCCGTGACCGACAGCGGCAAACGCGCGCGGTTGCGCGAGCTTCTGGGCGCGTTGGTAGCCGAGGGCCGCCGCGTGCTGGTCTTCTCGCAATTCGTCGAGATGCTGCGCCTGATCGAGGCTGATCTGACCGCGGCGGGCATTGCCCACCTTACGCTAACCGGCCAGACCAAAAACCGCGCCGAGGTGCTTGATGCCTTTGCGCGCGGCGATGCGCCGGTTTTTCTGCTCAGCCTCAAGGCGGGGGGCGTTGGACTGAACCTTACCGAGGCCGATACAGTGATCCTCTATGATCCATGGTGGAACCCGGCCGTGGAGCGTCAGGCCATGGACCGCACCCACCGGATCGGACAGGACAAGCCGGTCTTCGTGCACCGGCTTGTCGCAGCCGGAACCGTCGAGGAAAAGATTCTCGACATGCAAGCACGCAAACAGGCGCTGGCCGACGCTTTGTTCGACGACAGTGGCGCGACTTCAGAGAACCTTCTGGATGAGGCCACCCTGCAAGACCTCTTTGCCCCTCTGAGCACCTGACCACTTGATCGCGGGCAGCCGACCGACTCTCCCCGTGCCGATACGATGGAGAGGGGGCGGATCTGCATGCCACGGCGGATGGCTTGGGCTCCACCACCGTCCTTCGCGCGCACCGATCTGCAGCCACGTGGCCGAAAGCATCGTTTCCAACGGTAACGATGCTATCTGATTGCAAGATGCAGCTCTCTGTGGTCCCCGGCGCCCGTCATTGGCGGCTGGGCACGCAGTGTTTCAGGTGTTCCGGTTCGCAATACCCCGCATTGCGAACCGGGAACCAGGCGGGAGCACTGTTGGAAACCACAACGGTGCTCCCGGCCTCGTCTTGGTTGCGGACGCCAATAATACTCACAATAATTGTGGTGGTGCCACGTCGGCCGTAAACTGGCCGCCCACATAGCCCGAAAGGCATGGCAACGTGCTGCAAGCCGACATCGTTGAGGCCTCCGACGATGTTCGCCCTGACTATACGAATGTCGAAATAGTTGAGCATGTTGTGGACGCCGACATGTCACCGTTATGCGAGATCCGTCGTCCAGATGGCCCGCGCCACGCGCACAATCTCTGACAAATACGTTGTGCCATGGGCAAAGGCCACAGCATTGCGATGCGTCTTGCACTGAGGGTTCCACCCTTCCCGCCACACCCCGCTGAGTGGGTGGAACCGTTCACCCCGTTCTCCCCCGGAAGGGTTCCACCCACCTTCGCCTGACGGCGGCGGACGGTCCTCGGAACAGCCCTTCTGACCCCTTGGGGTCCACCCTTTATCTGATGTGATTTCAATGTCTTGCGGGAAGGGTTCCACCCTTTCCGGCGAGGTGGCGCTTGACCGGGTGGACCGGTTCCGACGTTTCGGACAAGGCCCGGAAGGCGGCAGAACCGGGGGTAACGATACCCCAACTCTGGTTCTGATCCATCTTGTCCACCTTCCTACATCACCCCCTGCATGTCACCGCCACGGCCCTCGGGCCCAGCGGCGCGCGCGTGCCGGGTGCACGGGGGCGGCGATGAGCGGGCGGGACTGGCAGGCCTTCGATGCCGAGTTGCGGGCACGGGCGCAGGAGCTTGCGGTCGAGCTCTTGGGCAAGCCGAGTGTGCGTGCAGGCCAGGAATGGCGCTGGGGCGCCAAGGGCAGCCTGGCGGTCGTGATCGCCGGTCCGAAGGCCGGGATGTGGTTCGACCACGAGGCAGGGATCGGCGGCGGGCTGGTCGATCTTGTCTGCCGCCTTCGCGGGCTGAACCGTCACGAAGCCCTGCACTGGATCGGTGATCGCATCGGCATGGCGGGCGATTTCGGGATGCACCCGCGCATCGCCAAGCGGGCGACGCG